TGGTGTAATTACTTACACAGGACCCAGTGCTAGTGAAGTACGAGCTCATCTAAGTGTTGCGTCGGGATCAGGACTTAGTTACAACAGCGGGACGGGAGCGTTTAGCACAAACGCTATACCAAATAGTCAGTTAGCTAACAGTTCTTTGACAGTTGGTTCTACCAGTATTTCGCTAGGGGCTACTGCAACTACGGTCGCTGGGTTGACGTCGCTGACCTCGACCACGCTTGAAGGCACAACCACCGTACGAGTCGGTGCAGCAGACGCAGCAAATGGAATTGTACTTAACTCCTCCGGAATTACGTTTGAGGGTTCAAGTGCTGATGCGCACGAAACAACTATTTCAGTAACTAACGCCACTGCAGATCGTTCGATTGTTTTCCCAGATGCCGGCGGCACTGTAGCTCTGCTCACATCACTGAGTGCTAGTGACAGTGGGACAGGCCATGGATCTTTAGCGTATAACAATTCGACCGGCGCATTTACTTATACAAAAGTCACGGCTGCAAATATACGAGGTGAAATTTCAGTCAGTGATGCTGGTGGTGACGGTAGCCTTGCTTACAATAGTTCAACGGGAGTGATCACTTACACCGGTCCCAGTGCAAGTGAGGTTCGTGGTCATTTAAGTGCCGCTTCTGGATCAGGTCTTTCATATAACAGTTCGACGGGTGAATTCGCGACGAGTTCGATCCCTAATTCCCAGCTACAGAACTCAACTGTCACAGTCGGCACAACCGCAATTTCATTAGGTAGTTCATCGTCAACAATCTCAGGCTTGAATTCGGTCACTTCAGATGCAGTAGTTACTAACGATAATGGCTTTAGAGTTAGAGATAACTCAGACAATACAAAACAACTTGCTTTTGAGTGTTCTGGTATATCAACCGGAACAACTCGAACAATGACCGTTCCAAATTCAAGCGGAACAATCGCTACAGAAGATTTTGCAACTGCAATTGCAGTTGCATTAGGATAGATCTATGGCAACCCAAGTACAATTTCGAAGAGGAACCAGTGTCCAGCACCAAACCTTTACAGGCGCTATTGGTGAAGTAACTGTCGATACTGATAAAAATTCATGCGTAATCCACGATGCAGTAACTGCAGGAGGATTCCCTCTACTTAGAGAAGATGGCAGTAATTCTAATTTTGCTCTCGGCTCACTGAGCAGCTGTGCTCTGAAATTCGCTTCAGATCCCAACACCGGAATCATATCTCCAGGGCCTGACCAAATATCTCTTGTGACGGGCGGTGTTGCTAGGCTTACAATAGATGCAGCTGGCGCTATTAGCGTTCCGGGCAATGTCACGATTACTGGAAGTTTGACAGTAAGCGGTGCATTCGAGTCAACCGAAAACCTCGCTCTGATTGTCGCCTTAGGATAGTATGGCAAACACTTTTAAAATCGACACTAAGTCAAGCCTTGTAACCACGGCGATCACGGACTCTGCGACAAACGTTCTGACCGCAGGCGGCACCGCAACCTTGGTGCTCCTTAGTTGCTTGGTTGCAAACAAATCAAGTAGTAGTGCTGATGTCGATATTTACCTTGTGGCGAGTACGGGCGACGACGTCTATCTAATTCGTAACGCACCGGTTCCTGCTGGTTCGAGTTTAGAGGTAGTCTCAGGATCGAAGATTATTCTTGAGTCGAGTGATGTTCTTCGTGCCAGAAGTGATACGGCAACTGCGCTTGATTTGTCTATTAGTTACTTAGAACAGACGTAATAAAACATGTCTTTAACAAAGACTGAAGCTGTTGAACTTGTTGTTGCTCTGACTCGTCGTGTTGAGGAGCTCGAAGCTATTCTTAATCCTGTTGCAATTCTCGCTCAGGAAGATACATCCTGGACTGTAGTAAGACAAAAGAGAGATGCTATCTTACGATCCACAGATTGGGTCATGACTCCAGGTTCAACTATTGATCAAGCTGCTTGGGCTGCATATAGACAAGCACTTCGCGATCTACCTCAAACTTATTATTCTGCTAGATTAGAGGATATTAGTTGGCCCATTCAGCCTAGTCTGTAAGGAATTTAAATGGCTTACATCGGTAACAACCTTGAGGTAGCTTTTCAAAGCTATCTAATCATCGACGATATTAGCAGCGGCTTTGACGGGTCTGAGACAAGTTTTACTCTTAATGTAAACGGATCTGTTCCGGTTCCCTTTCCGATTAATCCTCAGCAATGTCTGATCTCAGTTGCTGGTGTTATTCAGGAACCTGATCCGACAGGTTCATCAGGTTTTAACTTATCTGGAAATAATATTGTTTTTAGTTCTGCTCCTGCAGGTAGCTCATCTTTCTTCGGTGTTGTCTTAGCTGGCGCCGATTATGTCAATGTAGGTGTTGATTTTCCTGCAGGAAGTGAATCCGCGCCGTCAATTACTTTCGTCGACGATAAGGATTCTGGGTTCTTCTCAAAAGGAGCCAATGAAATTGGCATTACGTGCGCTGGTAGTGAAGTCGGTGTTTTTAGCGCCACCGGCCTGAACTGTGGCTTTGCTAATGGGTCTGCAGCCAGCCCCGGCATCTTTTTCACGTCGGACACGAACACAGGTATTGCACGCGCTGCAGCTGATGAACTGATCATTTCAGCCGGTGGTGTTGAGCGTGCTTCGTTTGGCAGCTCTGAGGTTGCATTTAACGACCCGAGCAATGATGTTGACTTCCGCGTGGAGTCAAACGGCAACACTCACATGCTGTATGTGGATGCAGGAAATGATCGCGTTGGTATTGGGACGTCGTCGCCAGGCGCAAATTTAGATATTTTCGCATCAGCAAACCCAACTATTCGCCTTACTGACTCGGCTGGAAGTCGCGGAGAATTTACTTACAACGAAAGTGGGTCTGTTTCCGCTTTGACTATTGCCGCCGATCCTGATGATGCTTCAACTCCCGCTACCGATATGCGGTTCACCATTGATGGCTCGACGGTCATGTATATCGATGATTCGGGGGACGTCGGTCTCGGTACGGCTAGCCCCAGTTTCGGTCATGGGGGCGGTCTTGAAATCCATCGCTCCGGTGCAGCAACTTTACGTGTTGAGAGAACAGGAGCCACTGTTTCTGCTCTGGAAATTACAGCAGAAAACGGAATAACTCGTCTGGATACACGGACGAATACGCCGATGGCTTTTCACACTAATACCAACGAGCAGATGCGCATCGACAGCTCTGGGAATGTTGGGATTGGAGTAACAAATCCTGGAGACTTTAACGCAAACGCAGAAAAATTAGTCCTTGCAAACGGTGGTGATGACGTCGGCATCACTTTAGATTGTGACACTAACAAAGTAGGAAGTATTTACTTTGCGGACGGATCTACAGGAGACAACTTACTTAGAGGGCAAATCGTATATGACCACAGCACCGATAGCCTGAGACTTGCCACTAACGCATCTGAGCGGACGCGCATCGACAGCTCTGGACGGATGTTGCTTGGTACGTCTAGTAGTCGCGGGGTTGGTAGTAGCACTCAAGCAAGACTTCAAGTTGAACTAGCTGCTGGTCAAACTGCAGTCTCTATTGTTAATAACTACGCCGCCGCAACAGGTGCAATTTTAGCTCTCGGGCATTCAAGAACAACTAGCATTGGCTCTAACACTGTACTTCAATCAGGCGACCAACTTGGTCAAATTAGATTTGCGGGAGCGGATGGAACAGATTTACAGAGTTATGGCGCAACTATTACTGCAGTAGTAGACGGAACTCCTGGCAGTAACGACATGCCAGGTCGTATAGTTATCTCCACTACTGCAAGCGGTGATGCTTCTCCAACTGAGCGAATGCGCATTACCAGCGAGGGGCGCGTAGGGATTGGAACCGCAAGTCCTAGTAATAAGCTTGTTGTTAGTACTTCGGATAAGAATTTTGAGTTTAATCCGGGAACGACGAACACCATTTTGAGTTATGACCGTGGTGCCAGTGCTTACTTGGATATGAAAACAAGAGCACTCTCTCACACATGGTCTAGCGGCAGTGCTGAGTGGTTGCAGATTAATAGCAGTGGGGTTCTTGTTAAATATGGAAACAGCACCACTGCACGAATTATTCCGCAAACAGACAACGCTGGGTATATTGGTCAGTCGGACAAGCGTTGGCAAGCAATTTACGCCGTCAATGGAACGATCCAGACATCAGATGAGCGAGAAAAAACAGAAATTGTAGATTCCCCTCTTGGAACTGATTTTATTAAATCGCTTCGTCCTGTTGCTTATAAATGGAAAGTTGGCGGGTACGACCACTCTTACGATGAAGAGGGGGAGGAAGTTTTTACACCTGTTCCCGGCGCTCGTACCCATTATGGATTCATCGCGCAAGAGGTAAGACAAGCGACGGGGGATACTGATTTTGGTGGTTGGTTAATCGAAGATTTAGACGATCCCGAAAGTAAGCAATCTTTGAGGTTGCATGAATTTATTTCCCCAATTGTCAAAGCATTGCAGGAATCCATTGCCAAGATCGAAACTCTTGAAGCCAAAATTGAGACCCTAGAAAATAAAGTTGCCGCCCTTGAGGCTGGGTAATGCCTACCGACAGTCAAAAAACATATCTTCATTTATAATTTTAAGAGGTATTTTCGTATCATGGCCATCACCACTACTTGGTCCATCAACACTATCGAGCGAGAAGTTAACGATGGATATGTCTACAATGTTCACTATGCTGTGAATGCCGTGAGCGACACTTTGGATCCTGAGGGCAACCCCTATTCTCAAGGTGCTTATGGCAGTATCGGACTTGAACGTCCTGAAGGTGCTCTCATACCTTATGAGAATTTAACCGAGGAAAGAGTTGTCGGTTGGGTACAACAAGCACTTGGTGGTCTCGAGAAAGTAATTGATATCGAGAACGCTCTTGAGGCTGCAATCACCGAGAAAATCTCTCCGACCAAAATTGCCGGTGTTCCTTGGTGACTTTAGTTTTTAGATTGGTAATCACAGTCCTTGCGTTTTTTCCTAATCTGCTGATCGGTTACGTCTACTTAAATAAAGACGCGATCATCAAGGAGCAGAAGGATGCTCTGATGAATATCATCAGCGGTCAGCTGAAAAACCAACTTGGCAAGCAGACAGAAGACTTGACGGGCAGCATGGACACCATGTTCTCCGAAAAGATCAAACCTGAGATGACTCAACAGCATAAAGATCAGCTGCAGGCCTTCCCTAAACAAACTGGACCAGCTATCCCCTTGAGGTGATGCCAGAGATACCTGACGTAGGTGTCAATAAAATCAGCACCGTTCAGGTTCACTCTTGGACGGTGATTCCTCCTGTGGTGACTGCAATTGAAGTCCCTGTCACAGTTGACATTGGAACTCCAATTGTTTTAATGCCTGGTTGCGTGGAGTCACATCCCTTATCCAACAGGTCAAATTCAATTCAGAATGATGACCCTAGAGGTGTCAAAACTTACTGCGATGCAAATGCACCTTCTTTTACGCCTCTTGACTATAATCCTGAAGACTTAATTTTTACCAAACAAGAGTCTGTCCCTACATATAAAGCTCCAAGACCAGAATTAAAGGATATACCAAAAATTCCCTCTACTAAAAGCAAGGCTGATACCTCTTCCTCTCAGACAAAAGAAGTCACTGAACCGAAAGCTGAAGAAACCCCCACGGAAGTCGTAACCCCGGTACAAGCTGAGCTCACCCCAAAGCTGTCAGATTTTTTACCTAGTCCCCAGCAGGTCACAACCACTGCATCGATAGCAGTTGTTGCAACTTCAGCAGCCCTTTTAGCAAAACCTTTTGCTGATTTTCTTTTAAAATTGATAAAACCTGCGGTCAAAAAAACCCAGAAAAGAGTCTTTGATGCACTGGGTAAAGAGATTAAGGTGCAGTCAGTGCGTGAGCGTGTCATTGCTCAGCGTGAGCGGAATCGCGCTGTCCTTGCTTTGAGAAGGTCTTTAAAGAAATAGGGTGAACATGTGGGGCCACAGTTTCATTTGGTATTTTCACAACAATATCCGCACATATTTTTGCAAACTGTGAACCAGGTCTAAACGTAATACCAGCTTTTGCAAGTTCGCCACAATTTTTCAATCTGGCAATTTCAAAATCAAGCCTTCGATTCGCTAAGGTTTGTTCCTGAATCGCAATCTGTGCGTCAGCAGCTTTCTTGCATCTTGCTTGAAGGCTTCCATCGAGAGGTATAGATAAAGTTGCTGATAAACCGCCGTTCCAGCTTAAATTATTTTTTTGTCCTGTTCTTACGGGTTTGTAATATAAAATTCTTCCTGGATTATCAGGTATGCCATCGTCGTTACCGTCACTATTGTCATACACGGGAACATTGTAGTAATCCTCAAAAGGAATTTGAAATGATGCAGTACGAGTGAGGAATGGTGTCACATTAAGAGTTGGTCCTTGGCATTGAATGCCCGCCCCATAAGTGTTCGTAATATAAGGCCCCTGAAGTACCTGAATAGCCTGATTTGTCACACTACCGCTGCTATTTGCAATCGGATTAGCAGTTGCACTGACACCACCCACATCTGATGCCCAAGACGGCATTGCCACTAGAGACGCTAAACCTATTGAGAGAATATGGATGTACTTTCTGTTGTGCTTCGTATTTCTGTCGATCTCTGGATAACCGTGTGATTCTTGAGTCCCGGAGCCTGGAGGGTTTCCGTGAATTGGAACCCCCTCGTGTTGTCGACTATTGACCAGCTTGGCCTGTTTGAAGAGTCCAGTGTTGTCCATGTACTGGTTACGCCATTAAGAGTATTGCTGTTACCTCGGGTAGCAGGTGGAGCAATACTATTACCTGTGTTACGTATATTAGTACCGGTTACGGAATATTGGTAGCCTGTGTTGTAATCCATGGAATTAATCGTCTCATTTACAACAGAGGTGGTTTCAGTTCTTGACGTCAAGCTACCCTGCGTGAAGTTAGGCACCACAGGGACTGAATATCCAGGCTGCATCAGGCCATGAATAATCCCCAGTATGAATCCCAGGGCGATACCTTCATGCAAACGGTACATTTAATCGACAGTAATCTCGCTCACATGCTGTCCTGTAGCACTGGTTCCAGCTCCGCCAGCAGTCACTGAAATAGCACCCGCAGAAGTGATTGTACCTGCCAGGCTTCCCGCTGTACCCGCAGCTGTGCTGGTGAGATTTGAGAAGTTCGGAACGGCACCTACGGTCGTTGCTGCTGTAGGGAGTGCATCGCCAGCAGTGTACGATTGACTGAATGAGAAGGCGCTTCCAGGACTATCTTGCGTCACCGCAATCGTACCAGGAGCGTAAACACCTGAGGTAATTGTTCCGGCAGAGATTGTATTAGCAGTTGTCCCATCAGTTGTATCAACACCGTTTCCACTAATTGAAAATGAAGATCCGACCCTCGTCGCATTAGTTGCAGCAGCATTCACGGTCAATTGAACGGAACTTTGCAACTTATGGGTGATATCAGCATATGCAGGTGCCCCCGCAAATGCGAGAATAAAAAGCAGCCGCCACATAATAAAGCCTCGTTTGTATTTCAATATTAATAGAAACACATTCAGTATAAAATGTTGATATGAAAGATGATGACTCTCAGTTTTCTTTTAGAGATCTATTAACCACACTTGTTCCTGCAGGTGTTCTTTCCTGGGCGCTTGCAATGCTTACTGCAAGTTATATGGGATATGCAAAAATTGATGCGGCATTTATCTCATCATTAGTCACATCTGTTCTTGCTGTATATGGAATATCAAGAAAAGATGATAAAGACACCAAAAAACCAGATAAGAAGTTTATAGTCGAGACGAAAGATCCAGCACCCCCTGCTAAATGACTTTAGGAAGGCCTGGTCAGCTTGTTGATTTGGCCTCCATTAACAATACGTATCTTTCGGAAGAGCCTAAGGTTCTCGAAGAATTGAGCAGAGATCAATTTGCTTTTGTAAGCAAAGATAGACACTTAAATAATTCCCTTATCACAAGCATTGTTGAAGGTTATACAGAGATCCAGACTCCGCTAGGACTTTGGTGGATATGTAATGAGGACTGGATTGATGTTAACTTACCGACGTCAGTGCCTCTCTATAAAGAGTCAGCAGGTTTCCGATACTTACCCGACACCCCTTACATCCACCATCAATATAACGGTGTCAGTGATGCTGCAAAATCTTTGTCTTGTACTTTAGGAGCTTGCCTTCTACAACAAAAACTTTTTAATAATGATACTTATCAAGAATATGTAAGTAGGGTTGTGAAGCAGGGTGATTGCACAAAAGCCACCACGCACCTTGATGTATTGCGCCAAATGGGTATCCCTATAAAATTCGTCAGAGATCTAGATGAGATCGACATTAAAGACGCAATTGACCAAGGACGAAGTGTACCGGTGGGGCTTGTAATAAAAGGATCGCCTGAGAGGCCAAGAGGTTTCACATATTGCATTTTGATATATGGTTACAGTGATACACACTGGCTTGCGCATGATTCTGTAGGTAAAGCTGATATTCAAAGAGGTTTTTGGGTCTCAAACGAAGAGGGTAGCGGTGAAGCGGTTACGTACGGCATCGAAGAGTCCAGGAATCGTATATTTTTTGGTGGCGGATCCAGTGCCTTCGGTTGGGTGATCTGCGGAAAAAATTAAGCTATACTTGTTTCGAACATCCACAACAAGATGGAAGAAATTTTTGCTGATACAGAAAAGCAGCTTCTTAAGCAGCAAGAAGAGCTGGCCGAGTACATCAAAACTGGTGAAGCTGAGCTCATTCGCAACAAAGAGCTTTATCTGAAAGTCACTGGAGCACTCGAGGGTGTGACTATCGTGCGTGAAAGGATTGACAAGCTCGAACAGGCCACGGCGACTATTTCTGAGAATTGAGATGTTAGAAGATATCAACAAAAACCGATACAATGCGCTTTGTTTAGTCGCGGATCACATCTCTCCACCCTCTCGTGAGATGCGATTAGACGCAATCATCAGGGATGTTCCTGATGAAGATTTACGTTGGGTTCTAGGCAGATTGCACTATTTCTTACTAAAAATTATCGAAGATTCTGACTATGATCCTGCAGACGATATTGAAAATTTAGAATCAATTGGGCTCACTGATTGATGGGAGCGGAGGGACTTGAACCCTCACAGCCTTGTTATGCCAACGGATTTTAAGTCCGGTGCGTCTACCGATTCCGCCACGCTCCCTTGATCAGGAGCATAGCAAAACTACAAGTGTGTGCAGCATACAGTTTTGACAAGGTTGGAATGCTAAACGTGTTTCATTGCGAGCAAGATCTTCTAGTAAATCTCATTGCCCTAACCCCAAAGCTTGCAAGGCGAAAATTTCGACATTACATTTTCGCTTCCTGGGACTGGGCCTGTGCCTACTGCGGTAAACCTCTAACACAAGACACCGCCACTATTGACCATATCCTTCCAAAACACAAAGGGGGCCACAACGTAAGATCTAATATGTGTTGTTGCTGCTCGTCATGTAATAGATCTAAAGGTTCTAGGTTATTGGATGAGTGGTACACCGAAGACAATATAAACTTTACTGAAGAGAGGTCAGTTAAAATCAAAGAGTGGGTAGAGCAAAAGCCCAACTCAATTAAACTTCCGAGCACGGAATCTTCTCGAGCGTATATAGACGATGATTTCTCCATCAGCTGGATCTCTGTCTGAAGAACAATTTCTTGCCGAATACTTGGAGCGCTTGAAAGATGGGCGTGTCGCTGAACCTGGAGAAAAAGCGATGAGAGGCAAAGAAGGGCAGACTCTTATGGATAAAGCTATGCCAGGGGGCAGCTTGAAGGTCTGATATGGCGGACAGAGCAAAGGCCAAAAGGCTGGCGAAAGAAAAGATGAAGTGCAACAAGCCAAAAAAAACGCCTAATCACCCTACAAAATCACATGTAGTCAAAGCATGTAAGGACGGCGAAGAAAAAATTATTAGATTTGGACAACAAGGAGTCAAGGGTGCAGGTAAAAACCCAAAGACGGCAAAAGAAAAAGCCCGTAAAGCCGCTTATTACGCGAGACATAATGCACAGGATGCTAAGCCCGATAAAATGTCAGCGCGGTATTGGAGCCATAAAGTAAAATGGTGACCTGAAATGAAAGATAAAGTCGAAAAAGTGATGTCCGAGTTCAAGGCAGGTGAACTAAAATCTAGCAGTGGTAGAAAAGTGACTAGCCGCAAACAAGCGCTCGCTATTGCGTTGGCTATGCAACAGAAAGCTCGTTCAAAAAATTAAATCAAGGACCAGCTTCTCCACCATTTTGTGATCACGTATTTGTCCCCCTTTGTAGGTGGCATCGCTTCGTGCATCGTCTTAAGATTAGGGATACCATTTTTATAAAGATTGTTCCAGGTCAGAAGCAATCCACGTTTGGGTTTCACATTAAGTTTTAGGTGCTTGAAATAAGTCTCTCCTCCCTCCTCAACATCGTTCAGATAAACCATTGTGGTCCAAGTTCTTTGTCCCATCCAATCACAATAGATATTAAATTCTTTGGTTAAGGGATCAAAAAAGTCCCAATGCTCCTTGAAATACTGACCCGGATTATATTTTTGGGCTTGCATTGTTTCGCCTAAAAAGGGGTCAAGTTCCATGAGATTTGAGATTTTTTGGTCTAGATAAAGGAAAAAGTCGTTGTCAAAATAATGCAAGTCAGCGGTGGTGCTTGTTCGATATGAGCTGACATGGCCCTTATCTGCGTTGTCAGAAACAGTAGAAGGGCGTAGCCTAGTGTTCATGTATGCGATCAACCGATCACATTCAACTTCCGATAAAAAGTTTTCATATTTATAGATCTGAGTAAAGGGATAAGGGATTTTTTCTGCTTTTTGCGTCACCGGGCAATTATAGAAATTTTTATAATCAATCTTTTTTGGTTTGTTATTAAACTGGGCCTCTTTTAAAGCCTCGTCGATGTCTGAATCTGACCATCCGTAGTCTTCTTTGAAAGTCCTAAATAGTTGTGTCTTACTTACGCCGCCTACTGCTGCAGTCATAAACTCACGCAAGGGGTTGGTGTCTGTCATCAGCTCGGAAAACTTCTCGTACAATATAAGTGGTAACGCCTTGAATTACCATGGGACTATGCGTCATAGTATTTTTAGTGCTTTTCGTCGGGTCTTATTGGATAGCAACGCATACCCTGGATACGTGCAACAAAAACAATGAAGTCAAAACCCGCAAAGCGATTTCTCCAAAACTATCTTCGCGAGACTGACCTCTCCAGAGACACATCCGACGTTGATCCAATCTCTCAGTTGACTGGGCAAAGTGAAGATGATCAAGAAGACACGTCTGCA